TGACTCTGGTTATAAGTACATCTATGACAAGTACAATGATGTCTATCGCTATGTTCCTTGTAACGGTGACGTTGCTGGTCTTTGCTTGCAGACAACAGAAGTTTCGGAACCTTGGTTCTCACCTGCTGGTTTCCAACGTGGTATTCTGAGAAATGCAATCAAACTTTCATATTCTCCCAATAAGACTCAACGTGAGCGTCTTTATGCTGCTCGCATCAATCCTGTTGTTTCATTCCCTGGTCAAGGCGTAGTCCTGTTCGGTGATAAGACTGCTCTTGGATTTGCTTCAGCATTCGATAGAATCAACGTTCGTCGTTTGTTCTTGACTATTGAGCGTGTCATTGGTGGTGCTGCTAAATCTCAACTGTTTGAACAGAATGATGAGGCACAACGTTCCTTGTTCCTTAACATTGTCGAACCTTACATGCGCGATGTTCAAGGTCGTCGTGGTGTAACTGACTTCCTAGTTAAGTGTGACAGCGACAACAATCCTCCTGAATCAGTTGACCGTGGTGAGTTCTATGCAGAAATCTACGTAAAACCAACCCGTACAATCAACTTCATTACACTGACGTTTACAGCAACCAGAACTGGTGTTTCGTTCGGTGAAGTTGCTAACTGATAACAACTAACATAATCAAAAGACCCTACGGGGTCTTTTTTTTTGTCTGAAAATATTGTTTAGACTAAATATTAACGACGGAGACATACTGGAATTTAAAAACCATGGCAAAAAGAGGAACAATTGACGATTTTAAAGCAAATGTCGCAGCGGACTTTGCGCGTCCTAATCTATTCCAAGTAGATTTAAACTTCCCAACGGGAATTATTAATAATGCATCTCTGATTGAACTGGGTAAGTTCACAGTTCGTGCAGCAAATCTTCCCTCTTCTCAGATTGGAGTGATTGAAGTTCCTTTCAGAGGTCGTGTACTGAAGATTGCAGGCGACAGAACCTTTGAACCCTGGACAATCACGATTCAAAATGACAGCAACTTCGCTCTGCGTAGTGCATTTGAAGTCTGGACATCCAGCATTCAGGCATACAATGAGAACTTCACTTCAGCTGCTGGTCTTGGTGACACAGATGATGCGACGGGTTATTTCGCAGATATGACTGTTCATCAGTTAGCACGCGATGTTAAGGATGGAGATATTCCCAAGATTCTCAAGTCGTATAGATTCTACAATGTTTTCCCAAGCAACATCGCCGCAATCGATCTTGACTTCGGTAACAATGATGCTATCGAAGAGTTTACAGTCGAACTCCAAACTCAGTATTGGACTCCGATTGATGCTACTGTTGATGCTTGATAAATAGAACAGGATCAATCAACTTAGTATTATAATGTCGAATCATCTCTTCGGTTTTTCACTTGAAAGAGCAAAGAAGGTCCCCAAGGGGCCTTCTTTTGTTCAGAAAGATAATATGGATGGTTCGCAACCTATTGTCGGTGGCGGATACTACGGATATTCTGTCGATTTTGATGGCAGTGTTCGTAATGACTATGAATTAATTTCTCGTTATCGAGAAATGGTAATGCAACCCGAATGCGATAGTGCAGTAGACGATATCGTAAATGAAACAATTTGCGGTAATTTTGATGATGTACCAGTAGAGGTTGAACTATCAAACCTCAAGGCGTCGGATAAAATTAAAAAACTTATTAGAGAAGAATTTCATGAAGTAATGAGACTTCTTGATTTTGATAATCGTTCATATGAAATCTTCCGTCGTTGGTATGTTGACGGGAGATTATTTTATCATAAAATAATTGACCCTAAGAATCCTCGTGATGGTCTTACGGAACTGCGTTATATCGATCCTCGTAAGATTCGTAAGGTTACTGAGTATGAGGCGAAACGTCCAGAGCAATTGCGAGGCGTTGATATGAATACTCAACTCACACAGAAATCGGCAGAGTATTTTCTTTATAATCCCAAGGGTTTAAAAAATTCCACCAATCAAGGAATTAAAATTACTTCAGATTCTATTACATATTGCCACTCTGGCATCATGGATCTCAATAAAAACATGGTGCTGTCACATCTTCACAAAGCAATCAAAGCGGTAAATCAACTCCGTATGATTGAAGACTCTCTGGTTATCTATCGTTTGAGTAGAGCACCTGAGCGTCGTATTTTCTACATTGATGTTGGCAATCTTCCTAAGAACAAAGCGGAGCAATATCTTCGTGAAGTTATGGGACGCTATCGTAACAAGATGGTTTATGATTCAAACACTGGTGAGATTAAAGACGACAAGAAGTTTATGTCCATGATGGAAGACTTCTGGTTACCTCGCCGTGAAGGTGGTAGAGGAACAGAAATCTCTACACTTCCTGGTGGTCAGAATCTTGGTGAATTGGAAGATGTAAAGTATTTTCAGAAGAAACTTTATAAGGCACTTAATGTTCCTGGTTCACGTCTAGAAACAGAAACGACATTTAACATTGGTCGTGCTGCTGAGATTACTCGTGATGAAGTTAAGTTCCAGAAATTTATTGCACGTTTGCGTAAGCGTTTCTCTGAACTGTTTATGGATCTTCTGAAGACTCAAGTCATTCTAAAGGGTGTTGTAACTCTTGAAGAATGGGAAGACATGAAGGAGCATATTCAGTTTGATTTTATTGCGGATAACTATTTCACAGAACTCAAAGAAATTGAAATCCGTAATGAGCGTATGAATCAAGTCAACGTTATGGATCCTTATGTTGGTAAGTATTTCTCTGTAGATTATATGCGTCGTCAAGTTCTGAAACAAACTGAAACTGAAATCAAGGAGATGGATGAGCAAATCAAATCTGAGATGGAAGCAGGTATTATTGCTGATCCTAATGCAGAAATGGATCCCGCTATGGCTGCTGGCGATGAAGGCGGAGGAGCACCAGCAGCAGAAGTAGCACCTAATGAGCAAGAGTCCGCAGTCGAACCATCAGATGCCCGCAGGGGTGAATTCTAAATAAACTAAATAATACTACAGTGGGAACATATTATGCCTAGTGATATTGCGAAACAAATCGTTCAGCAAATTTTCAGTGATGATAAAGCAGCAGCATTAGATTCGGTTAATCAAGCGTTGGGTGCTGCTTCTTATGATGCAATTCAAGCACGCAAACTTGAATTTGCTCAAAGCATGGGATTTGAATTGGATGATACTGCCCAAGATGCTGCAGATGAAGTTTCTGCAGCAATTCCAGATAATACTGGTAATGAACCTGAAGAGGTAGAAGTGGAAAATCCTGCTACTGAGGCGTCTGCCGAAGAACAACCTGTAGAAACCCCCGAAGAAGACAATGAAACTGATAGCTGAAGAAATTACTCAAGTAGATTTTCTCTGCGAAGAGAAAGAAGGCAAGAAGAATTACTTCATCGAAGGTATCTTCTTACAGGCAGAACTGGAGAACCGCAATGGTCGCATGTATAAGTTACCAACTTTACAACGCGAAGTTGCTAAATACAGCGAGAACTACATTCAAAAGGGGCGTGCCCTTGGCGAATTAGGTCACCCCGATGGTCCTTCTATCAATCTTGATAGGGTGTCACATAAGATTGAATCTCTCAAGGAAGATGGAAACAACTTCATTGGTAGAGCAAAAATCCTTGATACTCCCATGGGTAATATTGCAAAGAACCTTCTTTCTGAAGGCGTCAGTCTTGGCGTTTCTTCTAGAGGCATGGGTTCTTTAGTGAGAAAAGAAGGTTGTAATGTCGTCGCAGATGACTTCATGCTTGCAACCGCTGCTGATATTGTAGCAGATCCCTCTGCTCCTGATGCATTTGTTGATGGAATCATGGAAGGTAAAGAATGGGTTTGGGATAATGGCATCCTCAAAGAGGCCGCGATTGCTCAAATGAAAACTGAAATTGATCAAGCAACTCTTATTAACTTGCAGGAACGAAAAGTTTCCGCGTTTTCCCAGTTTCTTAAGAGTCTGTAATTTATAAATAAATAAAGACAACGCTAATGCATAACGGAGTTCAAACAAATGGCTGAGACCTCACTCGATAAAGAGTTAGATAACATGGAACAAGTGACCGAAGGTTCTAACGTAGTTACTAAAGATGCAAAACCTGGTGAGAAGATGGATTCTTCTGGTGGTGGTGCAACTAAAGTAGTCGATGTTACTTCTGACTCAGAAGAAGGTGCCAAAGGCACAAAGAATGCAGGCGCTTCTGCTGCTAAAGCAGTAGGTAAAGCACCAGTTCCTTCTACAAAACCTTCAGACGCATCCGCTAAACTGGAGGGAACCGAGAATGAAGAAGAAGTCCTCACTGAAACCGAGTACGACTTTACTGAAGATGTTAACGCTCTTGTCGCTGGTGAAGAACTCTCAGAAGAGTTCCGAGTAAAAGCAGCAACAATCTTTGAAGCAGCAGTAACCTCCAAAGTAAATGCAGAAGTTACAGCGTTGACTGAAGCATTTGAATCCACTCTTACTGAAGAAGTAGAGAAGGTTCAAACAGAATTGGCCGAGAAGGTAGACACTTACCTCACTTATGCCGCAGAATCCTGGATGAAGGAAAATACTCTCCAGATCGAGCATGGCATTAAGACTGAGATGGCAGAGTCTTTCTTCAACGGTCTAAAAGGTCTTTTCTTAGAGCACAACTTTACGGTGCCCGAAGAAAAGTTCAACCTGCTTGATGGCATGGTTGAAGAGATTGATGATATGGAAGCTAAACTCAACGAGCAAATCGATGCTAATGCCTCTTTAAATAAGAGAATTGGCGAGTTTGTAAAAATGGAAATTGTGAACGAATGCGCTACTGGTCTTGCAGAGACACAAAAGGAGAAGCTTGCTTCTCTGGCGGAGGGTGTTGAGTTTGAAACTGAAGAAGATTTTCGTAAGAAAGTCGAAACGATTAAGGAATCCTACTTCACTAGAAAGGCTGAGGTTGCTTCTGCAACCGAACCCACCGAAGAAGTTTCGGAACCCCTTGTCGAAGAAACAACTGGCGGCTCGATGTCGAAATACGTCGATGCAATTGCCCGTTGGTCTAAATGATTGTTAATTAACTACTAAAACTGGAAACTAAAATGTCTTTACAACACCTCCAGGAGAAGTGGGCACCCGTCCTGAATCACGAAGCACTCCCAGCGATTGCAGATTCCCATAAGCGCGGCGTCGTTGCACAACTCCTCGAAAACCAAGAGCGTGCCCTGACCGAAGAGGCAGGTATGCTTAACGAAACTATCGCATCTGCTGGTACAGGCGGCTTCGGTGGTGGCGCAACAGCAACAGGTCCTAACGCAGGTTTCGACCCCGTTCTAATCTCCCTGATTAGACGCTCCATGCCTCAGCTCATCGCTTATGATGTTGCTGGTGTACAACCAATGACTGGTCCTACTGGACTGATCTTCGCAATGCGTACCAACTATGGTAGTGAGCGTGCTCCTGCTGCTAGTGGTTACGACGAAGCATTCTTCAACGAGCCTAACGCTGGTTTCTCTGGTGGTCCTGGTGCATACGATCCTGGTGCTTCTGACGCCACCAACGATGCCCAAGGCAACAACCCTGCACTTCTCAACGATTCCCCCGCTGGAACCTATGAGCAAGCAGACGACGCCACTGGAATGGCAACAGCAACTGCTGAAGCACTGTCTGACGCTGCTTCTGGCACCGCTTTCCGTGAGATGGGTTTCTCCATCGAGAAGGTTAGTGTTACTGCAAGATCACGCGCTCTGAAAGCCGAGTACAGCCTTGAGCTTGCTCAGGACTTGAAGGCGATTCATGGTTTGGATGCCGAGCAAGAGCTCGCAAACATCCTCAGCACAGAAATCCTTGCTGAAATCAACCGTGAAGTTGTACGTACAATCTACGTCAACGCTGTCGCTGGTGCTCAAAACAACACCGCTACTGCTGGTGTGTTTGACCTTGACGTTGACTCCAACGGTCGTTGGTCTGTTGAGAAGTTCAAAGGACTTCTGTTCCAAATCGAGCGCGATGCTAACGCTATCGGTCAGCAAACTCGTCGTGGCAAGGGCAACATCCTGATTTGCTCTGCTGACGTTGCTTCTGCACTGGGCATGGCTGGTGTACTTGACTACACTCCTGCTCTTGCTGGTAACAATGCACTCGCAGGCGTTGATGACACCTCCAGCACACTGGTTGGTACACTCAACGGCAAGATCAAGGTCTACGTTGACCCTTACTCTGCTAACGTAAGTGACAAGCACTTCTACGTTGCTGGTTATAAAGGAACCAACGCATTCGATGCTGGTCTGTTCTATTGCCCATACGTTCCTCTTCAGCAGGTTCGTGCAATCAACCCTGAGACCTTCACTCCGAAGATCGGTTTCAAGACTCGCTACGGCATGGTCTCAAACCCCTTCTCACAAGGTCTTACCCAGGGTTCAGGCGCTCTTACCGCCAACAGCAACCGCTACTACCGTCGTGTACAGGTCACGAACCTTATGTGATCCATCAGGATACACAACTACTGGACCCTTCGGGGTCCTTTTTTTATGCCTAGGTATAAGTTAGTAGGCAATAATATTCTTTGCATAACGTCAGGATATTCTGACATTTGGTATAGATAGTATAGAATTACGAGGTGAACAAATGACCCCAAATTTGAACTACATTATGAATCGCAGTTACACACAGAAAAACCATGAACAATCTCGCTTCTAGAAATCAATTATACGAATGGTCACACTTTGAGGATTCTACCGAATTAGAAAAAATAAACGATTACTACGAATGTCTAATTGAATGTACCGATACACACCAAGCATCATGTAAACGAATCTGTAAGGAAGTGCTTATGTAGATCACATATATAATATACCGTGTGAAGGAAGTGTTTAAGAGGGTTTTCAGACCCTCTTTTTCATACTATAAATTTGATTTTAATTATGATTACCGAGTATTATTTTGAAGATTTCATTGGTGTATTTCGCACAGATTTTGATACACTCCCCATGATCGAGTATTTTGAAAAGATGCGTGAGGCAAATCGTGTCTTCAAAAGAAAAAGTATTCAGACAGGTAACAGACCAAACGAGAAGGTGGATTCTTCACTTATGACTGGTCCTGATGATGGTCTTACCATCTCAAAATCTATGGGAATGAAATTTTTAATTGAATATAATAATATAACTGCACAGTGCCTATCTTCGTATTGCGAAGAATATGAACAAGCAGGTGGATTTAGACTTCAGCAGACCTATTTAAATATCCAAAAAACTCTTCCAAAACAAGGATATCATCTGTGGCACTGCGAACATAATAATTCTGGTGCAGAGCGTAGAGTATTAGCAACGATGTTGTATTTAAATGATGTGGAAGATGGTGGGGAGACAGAATTCTTATATCAATCTAAAAGATACAAACCAACAAAAGGAACACTGTTGATTTGGCCAGCAGGATTTACACATACTCATAGAGGTAATCCGCCCTTGACTAGTGAAAAGTATATTGCCACGTCTTGGTTAGAGTTATCTTGATATTGACTAAATACTTAGAAAGATCCCTACATGGCAAATTGGTATCAAGAGCAATTAACTAATAAAAACTTTTTGTCGCCTATCGGGTTTCTTTTTATTCTCGATAAAGCACAATTAGTTTCTTTCTTGTGTCAAAAAGCAGAGATTCCTTCTATGACTCTAGGAGAGGTCAATATTCCAACAAGGGGATTAGTACCTATTCCAGTTGAAGGAAACATGCGTTATGATGAGTTCAGTATGGAATTTATTGTTGATGAAGATCTCAAAAACTATTTGGAAATTCACAACTGGATGCGTGCTTTAGGAACACCACAAGAATTAAAAGAAAGAAAACTTTGGAGAGATAAGCATAGAACCGATGTTTCGCAAGATCCAAGATTCTCTGATGCAACATTGCAAGTTTTAAATAACAACAACAATGCAAACTTTGATGTTGTATTTAAAGATATGTTTCCCACAAATCTTTCAACATTGTCATTTGATGTTACTGGTAACGATAACGATTACTTCACAGCAACGGCAACATTCAAATACACTCTGTATGAAATCAGAAATGTAAACTCTCAAACTCGTAAGACTTAATTATGGAATTTCACAAACAAGAATGGCGTGATGAATATTACGAGATGCGAAAAGATCAACTCACCCAATCTCGTATAAAATTATTAGCAGTTGGTCCTAGAAGTATGTCTCAAAGTTGGATACTTCAAGCGATGCACGAAGATTGGAAACGACTTACAGAATACAAGAAATCACTTAATTATGAATCTGGAAACACTACAGGAAATGTGGAAAGTTGATTCCGTTTTGGATGACGATTTACACGACAATGACTCTTTAAAAATTCCACAACTTCACATGAAGTATATGGAATATCATAATACATTTTCTCTTATGAAAAAAGAAAGGG